CTAAAAGTCCTCATACTCTGCTTTCTGGCTTTCGTTCATCGCACGTAGATTTTCGGCTTCATCCATCTTAGCTTGATACTCTTTTTCAGCAGAACGCTTGGCCTTAGCTTTTTCTTTCTGAATAATTTCATCTAGCTGAGATTGTGTGAATGTTTTTTCTGTAGCTTTTTCCTCTTCTTGAGCGCTAGCTTGTTCAAGTTCAGGTTCAACTACAGGTTCTTTAATATCTTCTGCCATTTTAGGCCCTCCTTTTAAGTCCGAGTGGACTGATATCCTTGGCTTTTAACGTCTTCAAAGTCCGGACAAAATAAAAACCGTACGGAATTCCATACGGTTAGAGCATAAGAAAAGCACTTAGATTTCTCTAAGTGCTTTTGATTGTTAATAAGCAAATTCAAGTTTTGATTTTATATCTTGATAAAGTTTTAAGATTTCAGGAGGAGTATCTTCACGGAAGATAAATTGTTTCTTTTCTGAAATAGTTTTATCTCCAACGATCCAGTGACGGATTTGCTTTGTAAAAATCAAAACTTCTTTGCTAGGCATAGCAATTACTTCCATGATAACACCTCCTTGACTTTATTTAACAGATTTGGGTCTTCAACCTTATCCTCCAATACCCCGACTTCAGCAACTAACTCATTGATGTTATCGTTGTAAAATGCAATAGCTGCATTATCGCTAATACTATAAAGATAGTTATAGTTATGTTTCAATTGTTCCTTAACATACGACACTAATGGGGAATTCAATTCAGACATTGCTTGTTCAATGCTATTATAGCGCTTTTTGTCGGCTTTGTATAATGCTTTAGCAGAATCCCAATGTTTTTTATGCGTTAGTTCATGAACCATGGTATCTTTAATGTTTTGAGCGGCAAAATAATTAACGGTTAGATTATTTTGTAATTTCTTCAATCACTTTTTTTACAAATGCTATGATAAACAGCATTAAATACAAAAATACCAACCACCCGAAAGCAATTGATACCCAATCCCAAATATACATCTTACACTCCTTTTTTGAGTACAAAAAAAGCACTTAGATTTCTCTAGGTGCTTAAATAACGAATTGCATTTTTATATTTTTCAACACGCTCGCGGTCTGTATCAGAAACAGATTTTAAACGTGATAAATCTGAGTTGTGTTTCAAATCTGCAAGTTTTACAACTCTTGCTAAATTATTTGATTTAACTTTTTCAAGATATTCTTGATAACTTTGGCCTTTTTTCTTTGTCAAAGTTTGTACCGCTGTAACAACTTTATTTGACAAACCATAGGCCAATAAATCAGCAACAGTTATATCACTATCCTCAAGCACATCATGTAAAAGAGCAATAGCTTTTTCTTGCTCAGTTTTGACTTGACTGGCCACATAGAGAGGATGCTGTATGTAATCAACGCCAGCTTTATCCACCTGCCCTGCATGTGCTTTTCTAGCGATAGCTAAGGCAATATCAATCATATCGCTACCATCCTGTCAATATAAGCAAATGCATCATTTTCTGAAATTTCTTCAAAATCTGTGAAGTCACCAAAAAATATACGGACATACCAAGATTCGTTTTCTGTCCAACCTTTTTCTACGCTATATACCGATGTCTCACCTTCACTATAGCGTACAATTTGAGGATGTTCTGTTTTTATGAAAAAATATTTTGTTTCCATACTATTCCACCCTTTCTATATTTTTCGGCACTTTCAATGTTTTACTCAATTTTACCATTTCAGCATCAAGTTTATGTCTCTCTGCTTTAGTTGTTGAGGATAGCCTACGTTTTTCGTACAACTCATGTAACGGACCATTCTTTAAATCAAAACTTTCTTGAGTATGATACTGCATTTCAAAGTTGATACCATCTTTTTCAATAACTGTATTCACGCCTTTATATGGTCCATTTGTTATCCAAGTGTTTTTTACTTTTACAACTCGATACCCCTCTGCAATAAGTTTTTGCTTCATCTTGGAATACTCTTCTGTAAAATTGTCGGGATCAAAAATGGTTGTGTACCTCAAGGCATCGTTAATTTTACTTGCAGCCTCAGCCGAGCTTATATTTTCAACCTGGCTATCTGCTGTAATTTTACGAGCTAACGACTCAGCTGTCTTCTTTCGAAATTCAAGACCAGCCAATTGATTTTCTCCAGCAATCCGTTGCATATCGCTTGTAATTTTCGGCTCGGCTTTCGAAATCTTAGACAACAGTTGCCCGCTATAGAATCTTGCTTTAGTTTCCCTTGTATCTTGATCATACATCTTTTCTTTATCTTTCGCAAAATACTTGCTAGGTACTGTCGTACATCGACAATTCGGATGAAATGGTGGTGCGTTCAATGCTGGCACCAACTCAGATACTTTAAATATTTTTCCGTTAAACGGTTGACAGATATGACACGCTTTTAATTCAGTCATAACCTCATACTCTTCAACATCATTGGTTTCATAGTTCGATTTCTGAGCCTCTGAATATACCCTCGCTGATTCGGTTACTGCTAACCGTCTAGCGTAGCCATAGGAAACATCAAACTCTTTTTTAAGATTGTTAATCAGAACATTTGTTCCTTTAATCAT